AGTTAGTACAGGTTGCGATAGTTATGCAAGTTGGGACCCTAGGTTTAAGCATCTTAGTCCTGTTCTCACTACCGTTTCTATTGTTGACAGCATTATGGATATACTTCCTCACAAGCGTTGGATGGATGAACACCTTGTTATTACAGGTGGTGAACCTCTACTCGGATGGCAAAGAGCGTATCCAGAACTACTTTCAAACGAAAAGATGAGAGGTCTCAAAGAGATTACTTTTGAGACTAATGGTACACAAGAATTAAGTCAAGACCTTACTGTCTATCTACAACAATGGAAGATTAACAGAGAAAAGAACGCACTTACATTTAGTGTTAGTCCTAAACTAAGTATCAGTGGTGAGAAGTGGGATGAAGCAATTTGTCCTAGTATCATTCGTCAATATGAAAGTGTAGGCTTTGTGTACTTGAAGTTTGTTATTGCTACTAAGGAAGATGCACTTGAGGCAGATAAAGCAGTAAAAGAATTTCGCAATGGTGGGTTCAGAGGACCTGTATACTTTATGCCATGCGGTGGTGTAGAATCGTTGTACAACTTAAACGCAAAGAATGTTGCTATTGAAGCAATGAATCGTGGTTATCGTTATAGCGATAGATTACAAGTACCATTGTTTAAAAACGAATGGGGCACTTAATGCCCTTAGATAGTATGGGTATCAATGACTCCTATCGTAACAAATACTTGGGTGCAGATTTAAAATTTGCGTGGTTACCTGAAACTTGTAATTTGTCAGGTAAACGTATTTGGTTGAAGTGGGCTTATAGACTAACTAGTATCTATGCCGGGCCAACTGAAATTAGGTTAGAACACAGTTGGCACGATAAGAATACCCATATTATGTGGTTGTTAAAAAGGTAAATATATGTATGAATTAAGATATCTTGTCCGAAACGGTTGGGACGGACCTGAACAAGTGTTACAATATAGAACACAATTTGAAGTAACTGATTACAGTACAACTACTTTAAACGGTAGTTTTACTAAAAAACGTGAATGGACTGAATGGCAAGATGTGCCTACTGTGGAAGATAAATGAGAACATACGATAAACGAATTGGCTTTTTAGTAAGCTCGCAAACATTAATACCACATGGTGGTATAGGTCAATTTACAAAAAGTTTTTGTGAGTTGATGAATAGTCATAATATTAAAGTTGATATCATTACTGACAAAGAGCCACAAAATAATGAATTCGTTAAATCCTTAAGAGCAAACATAATTGCACCATCTGAGTCGTTGTCGTATTCTACGCATAGTAACATCTTTATGTACGGTGATACATTTTGTTATGAGCGTATGGCTAACTTCCGCAATAGTATCATCAAAGCATTGAGCAGTAATTTGTATGATGCGTTTATATGTAACACCTATGAGACTGTGCAAGTCGCCGGTACTATGGGTCTTGAGGATTGTATTCAAATCATTGCATATACTCATTTAGAAAGCCAAATATTCACAGACACTAAGAATCCATTCTTGTTCAACACTAATGTAGCAATGCGACACCAATTAAGCATAACGAATATTGATTTGGGTACACAGAGTAAATTCAATCAAATACATTTAAATGAATCTTCATATCACTTACCGATACCTATTACTGAACCAGACTTACTATCTGAGTACACAGGTGAGCGTGAGGGAATAATATTTGTTGGCCGCTGGGAAGAAGGAAAAAATCCCGAGTTGTTTATTGACTTGATTGAGCAGACTAAACTACCTGCTAAAGTAATGACTAGTCCTAACGGTGTAAAGAAGTTTGAAGATAGGCTGTCTAAACTAGGAGTCAAGTATGATGTTCGTGCTAGTATCATTGGACAAGAGAAAGTAGACTTTATCAAGTCAAGTAGAATTGCATTCAACCCTAGTGTGGTAGAGAGTTATGGTATGGCATTCTATGAGCAACATATCCAGTTGCCTACACTAGTATTAGAAAATCAACGCTGGACTAATAACTTTAATAAAGATTTCTTTTATACTTGTACTAAGAAAGACATGGCAAGTAAAGCAAAAGAATTGTATGATATTTTTGAAAAAGCAGAAAGATGGTATAACTTGGGATCATTGCAACATGCACAAGAACAAGAATCTACTGTTTTTCATAAATGGCATACCTGTTTTAATGACTTTGAGTCTAAACAATCTAACAGCAATACAGCTAAAATTTGCAATGAAACAACTATTACACATGCTGACTTTATTGAGAATTTGGGTCGTAGTGTAATTTGTATTGACGATGTTCGTAGTGTGTTGACTAACAAACATAAGTTTAGAGTTATCTATACAGATGATGACACCTATTTAACCAAAGACCCGGTCTTTGAACCAGCAGAAGAAACTAGTGAGGAATTATTTCAGTGGTAAAAAAAGTATTAATTACAGGTAACAGTGGTTACATTGGTTCACATCTTACTAAGATGTTGAAAGGTGAATATCAAGTGTATGGTTTAGATAAAGTAGAACCACAAGAATCACCTGACACATTCTATCATTGTGATATCAATAGACCGTTTAGTTTAGAAGATGAATTTGACTGTGTTATTCATTTGGCCGCATTGGTTAATGTAGGTGAAAGTGAACAGAAACCTATTCAATACTATATAACTAACTTGAACGGTACAATGAATGTATTGAACAAAATCAAAACAAAGAATTTTATCTTTGCTAGTACAGGCGCCGCAGTTAGTTGTGAAAGTACATATGGTATTAGTAAACGTGCCGCAGAAGATGTAGTAAAAGAATATTGTACAACCCATCGACCAACCCCATATACAATCTTTAGATTTTATAATGTTATTGGAAGCGAAGGCTTTGCTCCCACTAACCCCGATGGGTTAATGTACAATTTAATTATGGCTATGCAATCAAAAGAGTTTACTATATTTGGTAATGACTATGATGTAAGTGATGATGGTACATGTGTACGTGACTATGTACATGTCAATGAAATATGTGATGCGTTAATACAAGCTATTGAGAAGCCTAGCAATAGTGTTGAATCACTTGGTCACGGAGTAGGATATACTGTTAAAGAGATTGTTGATGAGTTTCAAAAAGTCAATAAGTGTGACTTTGAAGTAAAATACGGTCCAAGAAGAAAGGGCGACATTGCTAGTAGTGTACTAAAAAATGTATCAGCCTATATGCGTAACTTGTATACGATGGATCAGTTATTAAAGATTTAGTTATGCTAAATGTGTCATTAAGGTATTCATTTGTTGAATACCGCCTTTTGATAACTGAAACCCTTGCTTCTTAGCCTGATTTGCACGTTGATTAAAATTGGGATGTGAGCTATTAGGTTGACTTGCTATTAGATTCATATACTCATACTCACCTTTTTTGACATGCATAAACTTAAATAATCCTGCTTTATTGTACCCCAAAGCCTTACCCAATCTGATAGCAAAAGCATCAGCATTTAATTCATCTTTTCGTGACTGTTCTGGGCTAGAAGCAGTACCTGTATGTCCTAACGCAATATGTCCCAACTCATGCCCAATAGCAATTGCTAACGTTTCATCAGGTGCATCCCAAAAAACAGTAATGTCTATATCAATGGAACGATCTTCTACAGTAGCTGCCGCATATTGATTAGTAGAACGCACATTTATTGTTGTTCCTGCCAATTGTTTGCTCCAAGAAGGTCCTGCTGTTCTTATCAATTTTGCCAACATACTATTACAGCGTTGTTGTAACTGTTCCATTCTTGGACCCCAAACGTTCACTAACTTTTCTTTATCTTTTACAAGTTCATCATACGGTTGATATTCACCTGCTTTAGCTAAACCAGTCGCACCTAATGCGGCGGCGCCTGCTACACCTTTAAGCAGGTCTCTACGATTAATATCCTCATCAATGAATTCGGTTGCTCTCACGTTATTTCTTAAGGTTCCTAATATATTGTTCAGCCAACATTACTAATTCTTCCATTTGCTCTACGCTCTCGCAATTCCATCTACGTAGTGCTAATGCTTTGGGAGTAGGTTTACCATTAGGCTTTTTCATAGGACCTTTGTTACCACTCATTCTAGCACAAAAACTCTTGCGGCGTTTGGCAGCTTTTGATCCAGGCTTTAATTTACTAGGTTTAGTAGTAACTGCTGTTTGTAATTTGCTACCTGGATTTTCTCTACGATATGCTTTTACTGCTTTACGGCTCATGCCGGATGTTTTGTCTTTCCTGTTAGCTTTGTTCCAATCCTCATCAATTCCTTGCTCTTTCTTTTTAGCAATGGCAATAGCGGCTTGTTGTGCTGGATTTGCGGCTTCATCAATGTTCTTTGGATAACCGGGCTTTGGTTTGCAGTTGCATTTTCCAGGTTGACATGGGCAATCTCTCATTCCACATTGTGGACAAATCTTACTAGATTCTGTTAGTATTTCAGTTATTCTCATAATGGTATCCGTAAATAGTTGACTTTATTGCGTAAATATGTTACACTATATCTTATTATTTATCACTTTGGACTTCTATGCACTCTTTTGACACTAACATTAAACGCATTGGTTTTGCTTGTAAATGGGCAGAAATCAATCACAAAGGTGAGATTGTTTCAGCCGAAGGTCTTAACACAGGTGGAACTACACAAGCTTGGGCAAAGCGTAACAGTCGTAGTGTAGTAGAAGAAAAGATTATGGATGTTGCTAAACGTAACATTATGAATACTCACGCACTTGTTAAGAAAGTAGCCACACTCGAACCCGGATTACGTATGTTGCGCTTGACTAGTGATATGTTTAGTTTTTATACTATGGATGGATACAAAGAATTTTGGCATAGTACAGATGTACAGAATAGTTTAGAACGTTGGATGGCACCCATTGGTGAAACGGCACGTGCTAATGATGTTCGTCTTAGCTTTCACCCTGATCAATTTGTAGTTTTAGCAAGCGAACGTGATGAGGTGGTAAATAAGAGTATTGAAGAATTTGAATATCATTGTGATATGGTTCGATGGATGGGCTATGGCAAATCATTTCAAGACTTCAAAGTAAATGTACATATCTCAGGTAGACGTGGCCCACAAGGCATCAGAGATGTGTACAATAGATTGTCGCCAGAAGCGAGAAACACACTAACACTAGAAAATGAGGAATACACACATGGACTTACTGACTGCTTATCATTATCTGACCTCGTACCTACGGTCATGGACATACATCATAATTGGATACGTGAGGGAGAATATATTTCCCACAATGATGATCGGGTTAAGATGGTTATTGATAGTTGGCGTGGTGTTCGGCCTACTTTACATTACTCCGTCAGCCGTGAAGATGTACTTGTCGGACATTCCGGATCACAGTTACCCTCTCATGGTGCGTTGATTGAAGCGGGATACAGTAAACAGAAGCTTCGGGCACATAGTGATTACTATTGGAACGAAGCAGTGAACGATTGGGCATTGACATTTATCGATAACTTTGATATGATGTGCGAATCGAAGGCAAAGAATCTTGCCAGCTTTAAACTACACGAAAGATACAAATGTTTGAAAAAATAAAAAACTTATTTAAGAAGCCAGAAGTTAAATCTGAACCTGAACCTAAAAAGGTTAAGGAAAAGAAAGTTGCACCCGAACTTACTGCTAAAGAAAAAGCAACGGCAGCAGGTGAACCGTACATCAACATACTGAGTATGGAGCTTGATCCTAATGATGTTAACAATGGTGCGTTTGAACTTGATTGGAATGAAAAGTTCATTTTAAATCTGATTCGTGCGGGTTATAAACAAAAAGACAGTGATACAGATAACGTATTGGTGGATCGTTGGTTCCAAACAGTATGTAGAAATATTGCGCTCGAGGTCTATGAGCAACAACAAGCTGATCCTACAAACCGTGACTTACGTATGGTCCGTACTAAAAACTTAGGTGACGGTCGTACAGAAGTTAGTTGACAATAAATCAAACATAGTGTATAATATATACATATTAACATTACCTTTATACATATGAAATACGCACTCATTGATACTGCTAACACATTCTTCCGTGCCCGTCACATTGCATCACGTAATAGTGATACATGGGAAAAGATCGGCATGGCACTTCACTTAACACTAGCAAGCACTAATCAAATCGTTCGCAAGTTTGGAATCGATCACGTTGTATTCTGCTTAGAAGGCCGTAGCTGGCGTAAGGATCATTATGAGCCCTACAAGAAAAATCGTGTAGTAGATGCTCTATCACAGACAGAAGCAGAACGTGAAGAAAACGAAATGTTTTGGGATACGTATGAAAAGTTCACTACATTTCTAAAAGAAAAAACAAACGTATCAGTACTCAGGCATGAACGTGCTGAAGCTGATGACTTGATTGCCCGTTTTGTTCACTTGCATCCCGAATCTGAACATTTTATCATCAGTAGCGATACCGACTATGTTCAACTTATCAATGAAAATGTCAAGCAATATAATGGGGTGTCTAATCAACTGATTACACTTGACGGTTATTTTGATGACAAGGGTAAGATTGTTAAAGATAAGAAAACTAAAGAACCCAAACTACTAGGTGACCCGCAGTGGCATTTATTTATGAAATGTATGCGTGGTGATAGTTCTGACAATGTATTTTCTGCTTATCCCGGGGTACGTGAGAAAGGTACTAAGAACAAAGTTGGATTGACTGAGGCTTACGCTGATAGAAATAAGCAAGGTTTTCATTGGAACAACATGATGTTGCAACGCTGGGTTGACCACAATGAAGTTGAGCATAGGGTAAAAGATGATTACGAACGTAATCGTGTACTGATTGACTTGACTGCACAACCCCAAGAAATCAAGGATGCGGTTGATGCACGTATTAAAGAGGGTGTTCGTGTAACTACAACTCCCCAAGTGGGTATACACTTTATGCGATTCTGTGGTAAGTATGAATTGACTAAGATTAGTGACCAAGCTGAGACTTACGCTAAATGGTTGAATAGTCCTTATACAGGTAAACTGGCATGACATTCACAACTCCTGAAAAAACAATCAAAATACTACGTAAGGATGATCCTAACTTTATGATTTACAACGGGATTGTTATGACACCCCGGGCTGGTTTTGAAATTAGTAATGATTGTCCAAGACAATATATATTAATGATTACAGAAGCTATAAAAAATGGTTGGCTACAACCCGTAGCATATATGAAAGAGTCAGAATACGTTTGGGAACAACTAGGAGAATAAAATGAACAGAGATTACAACAACTTACAATATATTTTAAACAAAACACCGGAAGAATTACAAGAGTGGTGGTACTCATTAGAGGATGAGGATCAGGCATATGCTATGGAAATCATTATTGAATACAGAAAAATGTTAGATGAACCAATTGTAGAAGATTATTCTATCGCAAAAAATTACTTGCGGAAGTTTCAGTTAAATAACTAATGAATGAAAATATTTGCTATTATCCTTGGGTAGGGATTGATATAGGAGTGCAACATGATTTTAGACCATGTTGCAAATATTCCAATATTATTGCCAACACCCTGGAAGATTATTTAGCAAGTAATGAATTAGCCCAACTTAAACAAGATTTTATTGACGGTAATAAACCAGCCGGATGCAGTAGATGTTGGAAAGATGAATCAGTAAATGTTGAATCTAAAAGACAACGTGATTGGAAATACGTTTTTGAAGAAACAGTTCCTAATCTAAGTCATATAAAAGCACTATGTGTTCCTTTTGGTAACATATGTAATTTAGCTTGCAGAAGTTGCAGAAGTTATGCAAGTAGTCGTTGGCTTTCAGAAGAACAAAAACTAAGAGAAGTGTTTCCTGAAACTAAATCATGGCCGCACAATAGGTATTATGCAGAAGAAAACTTCCTTGAAAATATCAAAAGTATATCAGATAATCTAATATTGATTGAGGTTCCCGGTGGCGAACCATTTGTAACTGGTACTGAAACTCACTTGGAATACTTAGATTATCTGATTGAACACAATGCTAAAAACATAACCATACATTATACTACAAATTGCACCATCATGCCTGATGAAAGATTTTGGTCTAGATGGAATAAATTTAAAAAAATTGATATGCAATTAAGCATTGATGGCACACACAAAGTATATGAATATACCAGATGGCCCGGTGTTTGGTCAGAAGTATATGACAACATTAAATCATATCAAAGTAAAGAAAAAGAGCATACCAATTTACAATTGAGTATTTCTCATACACTAAGTATATTCAATATATTCTATGTTGATGATTTTTTACAATGGTGTAGGGATGAACAACTTCCCAAACCTTTTATAGGTATGGTGTTTAGACCAGATTATTATAGCGTTAATATTTTGAGCAAAAATACAAAAGAGTATTTGAGTAACAAATTGATTGATCCACACTCACAACAGGTATTAAGCTATATGATTGGAGAGGACAATCAAAAGTTGCTAGAAAATGCATTCAAGTATATAATAACACTTGACGAGCATAGAAATCAAAAGTTTAGTGAATCATTACCCGAATTTTATAATCTATTAAAAGATACCTGTAGCGTGTTAGGAAAGTTACCATGAAATCACGTGAAGAAATCATTAATGATATGTGCTATACATATCGACATGATTATGGATTAGATAAAGATCCAAATGGTCCTCCCTGGTTATCAGGAATGACACCGGATGAGCGTAAAGGATTGTACAACACAATGGCTCAGATTTTTGATAATAATATTGCACCTGTTATGGAATTAAAGAATGGCAAGTCTAGCTGAATATTTTGAACAACATCGTTATAAGCCTAAATATGAGTTTATGGCTAGAGTAACAGGTATGCATGGTAAGATACGTTGGATAGGTAGTGTTGGTAATGATACTGTTATTAGTGACCAAGTAGGACCTATGTTACATATTCATTTAGATTTACCATTAAAGATTGATGATAAGTATACTGACCATCTGTTTACTAAACATAAAGGTGTAACACGATTAGTGAGTTTTGATGAAGAACCTAAGAAAAAGAAATAATGTATGATGCAGTGATTTTTACAGATGTAACTGATACGGTAACTATCTATAAAGCAATCGGGGCATATAAGATTGCTAATACTCTACGACAACAAGGGTACAGTTGTTTGGTCGTAGATCACCTACACGCATTTACATTAGACGAAATTAAACAAGTGATTGATAAGTCGGTATCAGTCAATACGTTGTTTGTAGGGTTTAGCACTACATTCTTTAATAATACAATTAACTCATTAAAAGATGATGGTTCATTAACTTACGGACCAATATTATCAGGTGTTATTCCTCAAGGTATTGACTTTGAAACACAAGTTGTTAATCATATCAAAGCCAGAAACTACAATTGTAGAATCATAGTAGGTGGAACAAAATCACATGCTAATCTTAATGATAAGAATATTGATTACTGTGTCATTGGATATGGGGAAATAAGTATCTTATCTATTGCTAATCATTTAAAATCTAATACGCCATTGCTTAATAGTTATAAAAGCATACACGGGATAATAGTAGTTGATAACAGAACTAATGAAGGTTATGATTTTGTTAATAGCAAATTCAGTTGGAATGAATTAGATGTTGGCAACAGCAAGGTATTGCCTTTAGAAATCTCACGTGGGTGTATTTTTAAATGTAAATTTTGTAGCTATCCGTTAAACGGAAAACAAAATTTAGACTTTATCCGAGATAGCAATATATTGTATGAAGAAATGCAGTCAAGTTATGATAGATATGGAATATCAAATTTCTATATACTTGATGATACATTTAACGACAGTACTTATAAGTTAGATATATTACAATCAACTGTAAAGCGATTAACGTTTCAACCTAAATTTTGGGCATATACTAGATTAGACTTGATAGCACAAAATAATGAACTGATTGATAAATTGTATGATATAGGATTGCGTGGCATTTACTTTGGTATTGAGACCCTAAACAAACGCACAGGATTAATCATTGGTAAAGGCTTTGATAGAGCTAAACAGATTAATACAATCAAACAAATTAGAGAACGCTATGACAATCAAGTAACAATGCATGGTAGTTTTATTCTAGGATTACCTGAAGAAAATATAAGTTCAATGCATCAGACATTTAATCAATTAATGGATGAATCTATACCATTACATACCTTTATTTTTCATGGATTAAATCTATATAAAAATGAAGCAGTCCCGTTCAATAGCGAATTGGGTAAAAATTTTAAAGACTATGGATATACTGAACTAAATACTAACCCTAGTTCACCAAAGATTAATTGGAAAAATGCATATTTGGATAACACTATCGCATCAGAGTTGGCTAATGAATTTAATGTCACTGCGCAAAATAGTAGCAGATTATACTTACCAGGACAAATAGGTTTTTCGTTGAAGAATTTAGACTACCCCGACGATTATATCACGACTACAAAATATAAAGATATTAATTGGAATGAAATTACAATGAGAAAAAATAGTTACATTCAAGATTACAAGAATTTATTAATACGCAAGTTGTCCATAAACACTTGAATATTTATTAAAATAGTATTACTATTATACATACAAAGGAATATATGAATAAAGCACTAATTGCAAAGCCGGTAGTTAAGAATCAATTTTGGATTGTAACAGATGGTAATGAGAAGGTTGGCAATGTTCTTGCCGACGGATCGGGATTTGAGGTAAAGTTAAACGGTAACAAAACACATTATAAGAACACAAAAGCTATTCAAAAAGTAGCTAATATTGAATTTCAAAACTTCAGTAGTTTTAGTAGTGCAAAGAAAGAAGTTCCCTTTAGTGAGTATCCCACTAGTGGTAAGGTATCTAATTCAGTTTTAGATATTAAACGTAAATTACATTTGTTTACTAAAGGGACTAAAAGCAAGTGTTATTATGCCGCAGGATGGTATACATTTAAGCAAGGTAGTGAAGAAAAAGTAATTTTCTGTCCTAAATATATCTTTATTCAACGATATGAGTATCAAGGACCGTTTAAAACTAAAGATGAAGCTGAGGCCTTGATAAATAGTATATGATTATTATAAAGCGTTTCATTGATAAGGTTTCAGCCACTAGGGGCAATACATTAGTATTGCCTATAGACGAAGCCAAAATGTTACGTGATGAGATTGCAAAATTATTAGCAGATAATTATGAACTACTAAACAAAGAAGAAACAACAGATAATGCTGTTATTCAGCTAGAAATTAACGGCGGTAAATGGTAAATGAGTAGAACACAACCTAAAGTATTACTAGAATTAGTAGACAAGCAAACATATAAATGCGACCAGATTGTTGAGGCCTCAGGTATATGGGCTGTATTTTATGACGGGCAACCTATAAACTTAAAAAGCCAACACTATCAAGACCCGGACGCAACTCCTAAATATAAAAAAACTAGCTTCAGCAATCCTGGACATGCTAGAAACCTGTGTCGTAAATTAAACGCACAATTCAAAACTGATAAATTTAGTGTCGTTTTTATGAACAACGGCAACAAAGTTTATCCAGATGACTGATCGCAAATCACTCAAACAAATCATTACCGAAGCCGTATTGGCCGAACTACCTAACAACCTTAGTATAGACTCTACCGCAGATTCTCTTATGGTTCGTGTATGGGCTAGTGGCAGACAAGACGGATTACGCCTTACTGAGTATGGTGATTTTATTTTTAGAATGGCTGAAATAGAATATTACCAATGTGATTTTAAATTACGTGATGGTATGTCAGACCACGCATATCTATTAGAAATCAATAAAAAAATCAAATGCCCCTATTACTTAGGTGTAAATAAAGTTGAAGGAAAGAAAAAACAACCATATATGAGATTGTATGATAGCAAGATTGCTATGATGATTGAATTGTATGGAGATATTTTAACTTACTTAGATTCAATAAAGGTAAAAAAATGACAGAAGAAAAGAAAAGCAAAAATCCATTTATTAATATGGCACGTGAAGCAAAAGCACGTGAAACAAAACTAACTCCAGAAAAAGCTACACAGATTCAAAAAGCAAAAGCACCTAAACCAAATAAGGGCTTTGGTGGTGCCAGTGTTGTTCGTAGAACTGGTCGCGGTGGTTAATACCAAATACCTTCATTACGCATACGTTTAATGTAGGTTAAGAACCCGCTACATACACCGTAGCTTTTTACTTTTACCATAGTATATAAGCTACGGTCGTTTATTTCTGGTAAAAACATAACGCTATTAGTATTAATAGGCACAGTGCCAGGTGTTATCAATTTACCGTTACTAGCGGTGGCATACGGTGGCGGGGGAGTAGGAGCGTCAAACCAAAAATAATTTGGATACACACTTAAAGATTGTTCTGAAATCCATGTTTGCATGTCCTCATTTTTTGCATTAATCCAAAATCTAGGACCTTTGATATAGTCAGCACTAACTTCAAACTGTGACACAGGTTGTCCGTTACCTAAATATAATTTATTGTTTATACGCCAAACGTCAATTAAACAACTGTACCCTTTTCCAAGTGCTTTATTTATTTGTTTGGGTGTGTTGGCATCTTGATAGTCATTGCCGTCGTAGATTCCTTGATAAGATATATATAACATAATATGTATTTATGTCAACGGAATCAATAGCTGCCGCGTTATATATATGTAGACATATAAATCTACTTCATTAACCTAAAGGAAACTTAAAATGAAATCATTAGCAATCGCCCTAATCGCTACATTGTCAGTAGCAACAGCAATGGCTCAGGCCACAGCCCCTGCCGCTAAGCCAGTAACACCTGCCCCGGCAGCTACAGCACCGGCAGCTAAAGCA